ACTCTTTGCAGTGTACAGGAAGGATAGTGAAGAGTACAGGAATCTGGTATTGGAAAAGGAACAGTTCTTACAGGACTGGGAAAATCATTTCTTGGAAGAGGCCAAGAAGGAGGAAGAGGCCAATGCAGAAAAGACCAGGAAAGCCCAGGAGGAAGCTGAAAAGCAAGCACAGAGGGCTCATGAGGAAAGACAGAATCTGCTTGCAGGATTCAATGAGGAGTTGATGACAGAGCAGGAACAGTTGGATGCAAGGTATCAGATGTTGATTGATGCTGCCACCAAGGAAGGTGAGGACACTACAAAGATCAAGGAGTGGTATGAAAAGGAAAAGACCAAGATTGTAGAGGAAGAGGAAGAAAAGCAGGATGCCATCAGGAAGGCCAAGTTGAAGTCATATGCAGGGATTGCTGGTGGTATAGGTGACATTCTTCAGAGTATGAGTGATATGATGGCAGAGGGTACAGAGGAACAGAAGGGTCTGGCCATTGCTGCCACAACCATACAGATGTTGGTTGGTATTGCCACTGCCTTATCTGGTGCATTCACAACCAAATCAGGTCCATGGGATATTGCATTGGCTGCTGTACAGGCTGCCTCTATTGCAGCATCAGGTATTGCTTCCATTGCAAAGATAAACCAGGTGAAGTCAAATGGTTCAGGGGCAAGTGCATCTGTTCCTACTGTGAGTATGCCTGCTGTTGTAGCTGCTGCACCTGATTTCACACAGACAATAGATGGTGCTATAACAAAGACTGCAATTGAAGACCAGAGGGTATATGTGACAGAGCATGACATCACAGAAACCCAGAAGAAAGTTGAGGTTGCAGAGGCCAGGGCAACATTCTAAAGACATAAATAAAATATTTTCATAAATATAGTAATGAAAATCTACAAGATAAGAATAGATGATGAGCAGTTGGGTATGGATGCCATTTCTTTGGTTGAGTATCCTGCTGTTGAAGTCGATTTCCTTGCTTTTTCAAAGGATGGTAAGAAGATGGATTTCACTTCCTTTGATGAAGAAAAGAGGGAAATCACTGGTGTAGTTTGTTTGGCAGACACACCCATATTGAGGAAGAATGACACATATGGTATTCATGCCATTTTATTTGAAAAGGACACAATCAAGCAGATGATGTTGAGGTACTTCAAGAATGGACTTGGTAACCAGGTAAACATCGAGCACCAGGGACCTATGATTAAAGGACTGACAATGATTGAGTCTTATATCAAGGACAGTAGCAGGAACATATCACCTGTTGAGTTCAATGATGTACCTGATGGATCCTGGATTGCCACATTCAAGGTTGAAAATGACAAGGTATGGGAGCAGATAAAGGAAGACCATACATTGAGGGGATTTTCCTTACAGGGGTGGTTTGGATATGGTGATGAAGTAAAACTGTCAGAGGTTGATGATTATGACAGTTGGTTGGAAGATATACTAAAATAAATCCATAAATACAGTATGAAATTGAATGTTATGAAGTTATTCAGGGATTTGATGAAGCTTGGTAAGGTCGAGACTGAGCAGGGGGTACTCATTTATGAGGGTGATGTACTTGCAGAAGGTACAGAGGTCTTCATTGAGGATGAGTCTGGTAACATTGTTCCAGCTCCGGATGGTCAGTATGGTGATTACACTGTTAAGGATGGTAAGATTGCCCCAACAGAGGAAGAGGCTCCAGCAGCTGAACCAGAGGCAGCAGAAGAACCAGTTGAACAGGCAGAGGAAGAACCAGCAGCAGAACCAGAACCAGAGGCAGAACCAGAGGCAGAAAACCCTGATTATGAAAAAAGATTTGAGGCACTTGAGGCTGAAATTGCAGACCTCAGAGCTGCTATTGCAGAGCTCCAGAAGGAAAAAGAAGACATGGAGTTCAGTCAGTTGAAACCAGCTGAAAAAGAAATCAAAGACATTGCCACCAAGGTATCAAAGGGAGCAATGAAGTACTTTGAATAATATATAATATAAAATCAAATAATACTATGGCTATTAATGTTTCAAGTTTAACAACTTATGTAGATGAGCAGAGGCTTCCTTTGATCAGAAAGGCTGTTCTTGCTCCTAAGTCAGCAGACCTTTTCAACCTTCAGACAGGTGTGAAGTCAAAGGCTGCTTTGAACATCCTCACTACTTCTGTCACCTTTGGTGATGGTGGTTCTTGTGGATGGAACCAGGCTGGCACTTCCACTCTTTCACAGAGGGAAATCGAGGTTGGTCATGTCAAGGTCAATATGAATTTCTGTGACAGAACCCTTTTGGATTACTGGGCAGGTTATGAAGTAAAGGTTGCAGCAGGTAAGGAAACCCTTCCATTTGAAGAGGCTTTTGTTGCTGACATCATTGCACATGTCAATGAGGAAGTAGAAAAGGCTATCTGGCAGGGTGACAAGACCAATGGTACTGGTAATCTTGCAATCTTTGATGGTCTTTTGAAGATTCTTGATGCAGAAACAGATGTTATCAAGAAAGCAGCTGTATCTGGCAACAACATTGCACAGGAAGTATATGATGCATATGCAAACATTCCTCTTGAAATCCTTCACACTGCATCAGTAGTTTGTGGTGAGGACACATTCAGAGCTTACATTGGTGAACTCAATGCAGCAAACCTCTATCACTATGATCCAAAGGTTGATGAGGGTATGTCAATTGTTATCCCTGGTACTTCTACAAGAATCTATGGTGTTCCTGGTTTGAATGGCACCAAGAAGATTGTTGCTGGTGATTTGAAGGGTAATTTCTTCTATGGAACTGACCTTGAAGGTGATCAGGAAGTATTTGACCTCTGGTATTCAAAGGACAACCAGGAGTTCAGACTTGCTATCAAGTTCAATGCTGGTGTACAGGTTGCTTTCCCTGACCAGATTGTTGTAAAGACTATTGGTTAATCCACACAATATCCCCAAGGGGGAAGTCACACAGTCTTCCCCCTTTTTTATAAAGAAAATAAAATAATTTAATAATATGAGTGTTTGTTCTATTACTTTAAATGGAATAGATTTCAGCTGCAAGGACAGTGTAGGTGGAATCAAGAGGATTTGGTTGGCAGACTGGAATACAGCTGCTCCATCACTTTCTTCTGATTCAGAGCCTGCTAGATACACAGCAACAATTTCTGCATTCAAGTTGTACAGGATCAGGACTGGTAATGGTTCTATGAACTCTACTCTTAATGCTGATGAGGCAGCTGGTACTGCATATGTTACTACTGACCTCAATGTGAAGTTCACAAAGCTTTCAGAGGATGGAAGGAATGAAATTGCTGAAATCCTTAAAGGTAACACAGCAGCAATTGTTGAGGATAATGTGGGTAATTACTGGGGTCTTGGATTGGAGCATCCTTTGACACTTTCAGAAGGATCTGTCAATACTGGTGCAGCTATGGCTGACTTTGCCGGTTATGACATCACCTTGCAGGACTACTGTTCAACCCTCCCTTATCTGTTGGATGAAAGTCTTATTGCTTCTTTACCACAGTCTGTGGCATAATATATATCTATTCTAGAAACAAATCCAGGGATGATAGTTCCTGGATTTTTTTTGTCCATAAATACATTTAGAAGAAAATGCTATTAAAATGGTTTATTTCAGTAAAGAAGTTGTACAATTTCCAAGACATTTCAATGAAAATCCCACAAGATTGATACTGACCAATGAGGTGACCAATGAGGTGATCGAATTGACAGTGAGCAATATGAGTGACAATCCAAGGTCTTATGCCTTCAATTTCACCAATGTCACATTGGATAATGGTACTTACAAATACAATTTAGGTAGTGAGGTTGGTCTGCTCCAGGTTGGTGACTATGTATCCACCTCAACAGAATATAATGAAAATAGAAACAATAAGGTCTATGAAAGATAAGTTAAGTTTTAGTGCCTTTGAACTGGAAAAGACAGAAATGCCTGATGCAAAGGAAATAACCAGGTCAGGGTTTGATTATGTATCCTGGGGAAGGGATAACAGATTTCCACAGGATTTGTATGGTCTGTATGAAAACAGTGCCATCCTACAGTCTGTTATCAATGGTACAGCAGACTATGTGTTTGGTAGTGGTGTCATTTCTGCCTTTGATGTGGTCAATGACAAGTATGAAACCCTGGAAGACATTGTCAAGAGGTGTGTCTTCGACTATCTGATCTTTGGTGGTTTTGCTATCCAGTTGATGTACAAGGGAGGTAAGGTAGAATCTATGTACTGGTTGGACTTCCAGAAGTGCAGAAGGTCAGATGATGAAAAGAAGGTCTTCTACAGTGATGACTGGGGTAAGTATGCCAAGAAGGCACTGGAATACAAGTCATGGACACCAGAAATAGACAAGGGTACTTGTATCTATTACTACAAGGGTCACAAGACCAGGGGTATCTATCCTGTTCCTATGTATATTGGTGCATTGAAGTCTGTGAAGATCAGTACTGAAATCAGTAACTTCCACCTCAACAATATAATGAAGGGGTTTGCCTCAAATGCCATCATTTCATTCAACAATGGTGAGCCTGATGAGGACACAAAGGCCAAAATCGAAAGGGACATAAAGGAAAAGTTCTGTGGAACAGACAATGCAGGATCCTTCCTCCTGCTCTTTAATGAAAGTAAGGATAATGCCTGTGAAATAGCAAGGATCCAGGATGACAAATATGATGAAAAATACTCATCATTGGCAAAGTATGTAAAGGATGATATATTCATTTCTTTCAGAGCAACACCTGAGTTGTTTGGCCTTTCTGTAGAAGGTAATGGGTTTTCTAGGGAGGAATACTTACAAGCATTTTCACTGTACAATAAGACAGTTGTTATGCCAATCCAGAAGGACATTGAAAGGTCATTTAAGTCTATGGGTTTTGTAATCAAATTCAAGACATTTACTCTTGAGGATGCAGAAGACAAAGAAGGAATTGAGTAATGGGGTATTCTGTTTATGTTCATATAAATAAAGTGAATGACAAAAAGTATGTTGGTGTAACCAGACAAAAACCACAAAGAAGATGGGGTTCTAATGGTTGTAATTATAAAAAACACCCTTTATTTTGGAATTCAATTCAGAAGTATGGTTGGAACAACTTTGATCACCAGGTA